TTTGCTTAAAAAATCAGAGCAAGTACCTACAGACCAAGAACAACATTTTTTATTAGAAGATTTATATAAGACAGTAGAAAAATTACAATCTACTCAAGAGATGAACATGACTAATAAAGTTAATATAGAGTTTTTAAAATCACAACTTGAGAAAGCATTGGGTGATATTGAGCATTTAAAAGATAAGGTGAGAGCCAATGGAAACGGTCATTAGCACAGTAGTAGCTCTTTGTATGTTTGTTGCAGGTGAATTAAAAGAACATAGAATACAACCTGCTATGTCAGATTGCCTAAAAGGAAAACGTGTTGCGGAACGAGATATTAACAATAATATTAAATATAAATGTGGAAAAGTAAAAGTTGAGTTAGAAGAAAATATAGATGGAAGTAAATCAATTAAAAAAATAATAGAATAATGGCTAAACAAAAATTTACGCATTTTGAACCTAGACCAAAACCTAAAAAAAGAATTAGAACACATAAGAAGAGGTTAAATAAAAGTGAAAAACGAAGTTATAAAAAATACAACCGACAAGGAAGACCAGATTAATATAAATGACATTGTCAAAGAATTACCAGAGTTATTAGTTAAACACGCATATACAAAATTAAAATCAGGAGAAGAGCTAACTGCTTCAGAAATGAAGGTATGTTTAGAGGTCTGTAAAACTTATAGTACAGATAATCTTAATAAAAAACCTGATAACATTTTAGAAGACGTGCCGTTTGATACAGATGGATAATAGAATTAAGAATTTTAAAAATTTTTTGTATTTGTGTTGGAAAAATCTAAATTTACCAGACCCCACACCTATACAGTACGATATAGCTGATTATTTACAGTCAAATGAAAAAAGATTAGTTATAGAAGCCTTTAGAGGTGTAGGTAAATCGTGGATTACTTCAGCATTTGTCTGTCACCAACTTCTATTAAATCCTCAACGTAACATATTAGTTGTATCTGCATCTAAAAGTAGGGCTGATGATTTCAGTACATTTACACAGCGTCTAATCGCTGAGATGCCAATATTAAAACATTTAGTACCTAAAGATAACCAAAGAAGTTCTAAGGTTAGCTTTGACGTAGCACCTGCTAGAGCGTCACACGCTCCCAGTGTTAAGTCTATGGGTATTACAGGTCAACTTACAGGTTCACGTGCAGATTTAATTATTGCTGATGACGTAGAGTCAGCTAATAACTCACAGACGCAACTTATGCGTGATAGACTTAGTGAGACTGTAAAAGAGTTTGATGCTATTATAAAACCAGAAGTAGGACGTATTATATTTCTAGGTACACCACAGACAGAGATGTCTTTGTATAATAGTTTAGAAGAAAGAGGTTTTAAGACTAAAATATGGACTGCTTTATATCCTGATAAACAACAAACTATTGGATATGGACATAAATTAGCAAACATTATAGCAAACGAAAAAGATTTAGAAGGTAAACCTACAGACCCACAAAGGTTTGATGAGGTAGACTTATTAGAAAGACTTAGTTCTTATGGACGTAGTGGGTTCAACCTACAGTTTATGTTAGATACTACAATGTCTGACTCTAATAGATACCCTTTAAAATTAAATGATTTGATTATAGCTTCAGGTTGTTCTACATGGAAAGAAGCTCCTGCTAAAATACAGTGGGCTAGTTCTCCTGAACAAATGAAAGCTATAGACCCTGAGTTACCAAATGTGGGACTCAAAGGTGATTATTATGTAGCACCTATGTTTATGTCTAAAGAATTTACGCCATTTGAGGGCACTATTATGTCTATTGACCCTTCAGGTCGTGGAGAAGACAAAACAGCGTATGCGGTGCTTAAAATGCTCCATGGAGTGCTATATTTGACAGCCGTAGGTTCGTTAGATGGTGGTTACTCAGAAGACACTTTGTATAGATTGTCTAACATAGCTAAGAAACATGATGTTAATTATGTTGTTATAGAGTCTAACTTTGGTGACGGTATGGCTACTGCACTATTAAAACCTATAATGGCTAAGATACACCCATGTGAAGTAGAAGAAGTAAGACACAATATACAAAAAGAAAAACGTATAATTGATACATTAGAGCCAATTATGAATAATCATAGGCTCGTAGTAGATGATTTACTTATAAAAGAAGACTTTAAATTAGAACCAGACCATCAGTTGTTTAGACAAATGACTAGATTGACTAGGGACAAAGGAGCTCTTAGACATGATGACCAGATTGACGCTGTGGCTATTGCCGCTAATGCTTGGGTTGAGCGTATGGACAGAGACCAAATCTTATCCTACAATCAACATAGAGAAGAGTTATTGGACAGAGAGCTTGAACAGTTTATGGAAAACACAATCGGAAGAGAAATACAAAAGGACAGATTTATATAACATGGAACAAAAGAATTTTAATATTAATTGGAAGTTTATTTCTGAAAAAGAAGGCGGTCAATGGACTAATGGTTATGTGCCTAGTGAAAACTCAGGTGTAACTATAGCTACTGGTTTTGATTTAAAAATGCAAAATAGAGAACAATTAGAAAGAATGGGTTTACCAGAAGGTCTAATTAATAAACTTATTATATTTACAGGAATTAAAGGGTCAGAAGCGTCAGATAAAGCTAAAGATTTACAAATAACTACTGAAGAAGCTAATCTTATAGATAGACAGTCTAAAATATGGTATGCAAATAAAATTGCTGAAAAATATTTTGAAGTATCTAATGGTAAAAATTTTAAAGATTTATCTGAAGCACAACAGACTGTGATAGCTTCTGTGGGTTTTAACCATGGAGTTAGTTTTACACGTAAAGATGGTAGTCAAATGGACTTTATAAAACAAGCCGCAGAGGGCGATTGGACAGCTATGGTGGCTAATTTAAGAAACTTTGGTGATAATCCTATACTTAAACCAAGAAGATTAGATGAAGCAGACTATTTAGAGAAATCATTAAAAGATAAACCAATATCTCCTGCTTTTAACGTTTCTCCCTAATATTTATTGCAAAAATTTGAATAGGTATACCGCAGTAGCGGCGGCGGATTTTCCCCATAGGGGTCAAAATGTACGCTGTGAGCGGTCAAAAAAGCAATAAAAAGCCACAAAAAAACGGACATTATATCCGTTATGTGTCACACATTGCGGCGGCTCTAGGTTTTTTATATTTTGCCTTGCCTCAGTGCTTGTCTGTTTTTTTAGTTTTGAGTAAATAATAGATAAGTTCCCATATAAGATAGAATGAAGGGTTACACTCTATATATAGTAAGTAGTAACTCATCACTCATAACACCAACACACTAACAAGATAAGAAGACAACACATGAGCAGATTGAAGCTGTTGACTATAGTCACATTGGTTGGCTATTGGTTGACTCTGATTAGTTGCACTGCAATTAATTATTTATGATTATTAAATATTTATTTTTACCTTATTTATTAATTATATTATATGCCGCTAGTCTTGGGCGTGAGTCTGTCCCTTCTATATTATTAAAAGAGTATTTAATATTTATGTTAATCTTAATAATATATGATTTCTTTAAATTGGCTATTCTGCCAAAATTCCACAAATAACAATATAAGCCATGCAATACGTGCATACCTGTTATGCAAACATAGCATAAGACAATAAATCCGTTTCGTGTATAGTGTTTTTATGTTCAGTTTTTTAGATTTCTACCAAGTGCTAACAGGGGTGACAGCCCTTGAGCTTAGAGTCTAACTAGCTTCTGACAGGCTCAGCCTCATAGAGCCCACGAGTCGGACACCGCAACAGGTAGCCTTCAGGTTATGGAGTCGGTCTAGTGCTTCAGCGTCATTGCTTTTAGCCAGTACAAACAAAACTATGTTTGTCTCATATTATTTAATATGACTGATGAGCTGTCAGTAACAGCGAAACAAACAAACGGAGTCTTATATATATGAGAATACCGCACAAAGTCCAAAAGATTCAAGCTGAGGCTACATTGGCTAAGTTTAAAGACAGTCAGGCTAAAGCTGAGCATTTTGAGGCTTATAACAAAGAAACTGACAGAGCTAAAAAAATCAAGATGTTAGCTAAGGCAGTTGAAGAGGGTTGGTTATAGGGTGTATCAATCCAAGCGTTATTGGGACAATATCAAACTTATTAAAGTTGATGACCTTGAACCGCTTGAAATTGTACCATTAGAAGACCAACACAAACAAGCTAAAGAGCTTGAGCCTGAAACAAAATTAATATTGTGGAAGCTCAAGTATCAATCAAATTAAAATTGTGGGCGGTTGCATTTTTTGCCGCCCTCAGTTATACTTTATATAAACTAACAAACAAACGGAGTATATTATGCAAGTTACACAAATGCACAGCCCTAAAAGCTACAACCCAGTTGCAAACCAGTACGAAATTTATGACAATTTCGGTAATAGGTTTTTTCAATCTTATCGTTCTTTGATTGCTAAAATTACCGCTTCAGGTCAGGTCTTCCTAGATAAAAACTACT